GTCATAATTAGTAGAATATACCAGGAGGTGCATTCTGAAACTTTGAAAGTGATTTCTGATAAGCAGATCAACATGGCTGTTGACTTCAGAACATTTTCAAAAATTGACCTAATAAAGGCCGCTTGGAATTTGCGGCCAATTGGGCACGTGCAATTGCCTAAATCTGTTAACCCCATTAGTGGGTTGGTCCATCTCAGGGCAATGCAGCCGTACTCTTTAATAGATGATAGAAAGATCGGGTTCTTGATGAAGACTTTGATACTATTCATTTATTTAGTGGCTATATCCTGGGGTCCCGCATTAGAGGAGACTGCGAAGAGATGTTTATTGTTTATATTCAATGCAACTTTTCCTCTCATGTTCAGTAGTCGTTCAATCACTTGGGCGAAAGCGGCTAGGTTGGTGCCGTCTCTGATTATTGCTATCTTTGAGGTTAGAAAGCGTAAGGGATTTCTCAAGACTGTTATTATATTTGTTGCAAGATTCTTTGGACATTCTGTCCTATCACATCTTGATTATGGATATGCCATTGTTGCTCATGCATGTTGGAACGTGATCATGGACAAACTTGATACCACCTGGAAACTCAGTATTTTCAATGAAGATATAACAAAGAGCACTGAAGTGTATGCAGATGTCTGCTGCGACAATCATGTGTTCAAAAATGTTGAATTACAAGACGATTATGATGTTAATCCTGGAGATCCAGAATGCCATGCGAAATTTGGAGTGAGGAGAATGTGGGGCATATTGAATTGTGTTCCGACCGTATTTAGGTCTTGCACCCACAATGAACAAGTTTCGATGGAGGGGAGAGTTGGAAAGAGACTCCCTCAGCACAATAATCCTGATGCTGTTGTCCGGGCTTGGAAGACTGTTGCCAGTCTTATTTTGCCCTTTATTCTTAGTAAAACTAGGAGACGCAGAAGGATGAATCTAACGAAGTGGTTGGCTAGCTTTATACCGCGACGTAGAGATCAGTTGTTGAAACTGTTTGTGCTTGGTTATGGTGAGTACGCCCGAGTGGCCTCCTCTTTTATTAAGAGGGAGACCGCATTAAAGACACGGGATGAATATGTCTTTAAAGACCCACGGTTCATACAAGGTTGTCCTCTTGAGATGACACTGGACTGTGGGCGGAGTATACGCACTGGAGCAAAAGAGTTGCGTGAGGGGCTCCGACCCAAACAGTTTTGTCCAACTGACGTTTTAAATGGACAGCAGATCGTCTACACATGTGGTCTAAAT